TTCACCGATAGCCGCCAGCATGTCATTGATAGCGTCCAAGTCATCGTTAGTATTGAGTGGGATATAGACTGCCATGAGTCCTCCTCTTAACGAAAAAACCCCTCAAGCACCCGAAGGCACCCAAGGGGTTTCAATTAGTTGATTGTCAGCACGAAGGAACGAACAGGCGAACCATCGTAGCCGATGATAATCTGGTAGTCCCCCGCAACGGAACCCTTAAAGTACAGGCTGTTAGTCCGGCGAGTGAAGGTGACGCTAGGGTCTGACACACTTACATCCAGCTTGGACCAATCGGTCACTGACGCCAGTTCGGTGAGTTCAACCTTTATGCTATCTCCAGCGTTGCCGCTAACAGTCTGGACAACCGGAGCCGAAGCTCCAGTCATCTTAAGGGTTGTTACGGCTGGCTGAAAACCAGAGCACCAGCAGCTTCTGGACGCAGACCACCGTGACCCATCGCGTACTTACCGACAATCAGGTCGCCCTGAGCATCGACGTCACGGTCACGTTCCAGCGCCAAGTCACGCAGCTTAACAGTACCCACAGCAGAACGGTGAGAGAACAGGCCCACAACGTTGTCCAGAGCAACCTTAACGGTAGCGCTAGAGGTAGCCGGGAAGCCGTGTTTCTGACCAGACGCAATGGAGATACCGTCAGCGCCACGAGTTTCACCAGCACCACCCTGAGTCAGGTGTGGAACTTCAACAACCACGAAGCCCATTACGTTACGGATGTTGCCCGTCTCAGGGTCAATCAGCGCAGCGTAGTTAGCAGCGTTCGGCATCAGAGCAGCCAGAATAGCAGAGTAGTTGTCAGGCGTGGTGTAGAAGTAACGGTCGCCAGCAGGTACGTAGTTGGAGGTCAGCTTCGCACGAGCGATAGTCAGTTGACCGATGATTGCTTCACCCAGCTTAGCCGGGGTGTTCAGGTCGGCTTTCTTACCAACTTCCAGTACGGACGCTTTGCCTAGACCAGCGATGTTCTCATCCGATGCAGCCGGGAGGTTACACAGAATCGCCATCTCAGCCAGTACCGCACCATCAGCAGCGATAGCCAGAGCTTCACCGAGCTGGTTGGAATACTCGCCAGCCACATCGTAGTGGTTCATAGCGTCTTCAATGTCGAAAATCATCACGTCAGCGGTCAGCAGACCATCAATGGTGATTACCTTCTCGGTGTGCTTGATGCCCACACGTTTGTCGGACAGGCGCTCACCCGGAGCCAGATACACACCAGAGGTGCGACCCATTACCGGGAACTGAGCAGACTTACCGTTCTGAATGGTGCGGACAATATGCTTGTCAGCGGTCACAGAACGACGAGTGAAAGCGGTCAGGACTTCACCAGCGAAGACCTTCAGGAACAGTGCGAGCTGGTCGGTATTGGAAATGCCTTTACCTTGGTTCTGACCAATTTTCTGACCCGGTACGTTTGCCATATGATAATTCTCCTATTCGAATGAAAGAAATAAAGTTTAGTGACTTCGTTGTGCCCAATCCGTATGGACTGAAGTTACAGGGAAACCTTGAGTCTCAACCCTTGGTCTCCCTATAGTGAGGGTATATTAGAAGCGTGAGGCAGCAACCTTAGCGCGGACATCGTTGGTATAAGCAGCATCACGCAGGTAGCGAGAGTCGCTCATAGCCTTAATCATGTCAGCCTTGGAGCTGAAGCCTTCAGTCTCGACCTTCGGTGCAGATACCGCTGGTTTACCCTGAGTGGTGATGGTACGCTGAGGCTGAACGCCACGAGCCTTACCGAGGTTACGACCAGCCAGATTCAGGATAGCCTTAGCTGTCACCAAGTCCTTACGGATAATGGCAGACTCAAGGGCTTCCTTGGTGGACTTGTCGTTGGCCTCAAGGTGAGACAGGATTCGGTTGAACTGCTCCGCACCACCCGCATAGCGAACCACGCCAGCAGCATACTGCTCAGCCAGAGCTTCCTGACCACGGACGAACGAATCGACGAAACGCTTGGTATAGCCAGCTTCAGCCAGCTTAGCGTAGGATGCCTCGGACAGCTCACCTTTAGAGGCATATTCAGCCTTAATCGCGGTGATGTCATCAGCAGTGACCTTGCCAGCTTCTACAGCAGCAGACACCATGTCGTCGAATGCAGCTTCATTCTCATCCAGAGCGGAGACACTTTCGGTCAGCTCTTTCGGAGTGTCGCCAAGTTCAACGAAGTCAACATCATCATCATCACCTTCGGTCTCGGACTCGTCGTTACCTTCGGTCTCTTCACCTTCAGCTTCTTCGACGTTCTCGTCTTCTTCGGTCGCCTCTTCCTGCTCAGCTTCCAGTTGCTTGAAGGTAATGGCGTCATCACCATCACGGACTGCTACGTCCTTCTCCAGCATAGACTGTTGGTGTTCGTTCAGGTCCTCAACGGAACCAGTGATTGCATTAGAGCTAACGCCGAACTCGGCATAAACTGATTGGGACATTAAGTCTCTCCTTTGGTAGTTAATAGGTAACGGGACAGAGTATGGTAGCTCCCGGTGGCACACTCTCAGTGAATGTGTGTCCCGTTGTTCCTATAGTGAGGGTTTAAGCCTGAGCCATATCCTCGCCAGCACCCTGACCGACCGCAGCACCCATGTTGGCACCAGCAGCACCAGCGCCTTGGACGACTGCCTGTTGAGACGACTGCTCAGCCATGCGTTGCAGCTTCTCGTCCTGCGTCAGGAGTAGACCAGCGGTGTCAATGCCCAGAGCGTTCAGGAGTCGCAGCTTAAGGGTCGGCAAGTTGATGTCCGGGTCCTGAGCCAGAGGCTGAAGTCCTGTCATCATGTTCACCGCCTGAGTCAGCTTCTCCAAGTCCTGACCGCGACCTAACGCTTCAAGACCAGTGGAGACCGTAGGCTCTACCGCTTCTTTCGGAAGGTCAGGAATCATGCCAGCAGACTGAAGCTGGTTCAGCAGCACACGGACCAGAGGTAACTGCATCTCCTGAGACTGCACTGAGTACACGCCTCCTAAGGTCGCCTCAAGCTCACCAGCAACATAACGAATCTCTTCAGCAGTCACTCGCTCAGCATTACGCTGGACAGCAGAGTTAAGCAGGAAGGCCCAGCCTAAACGTTGCTCGATAGCGTCAGCCACCGACTTGGCAATAGTAAAGTCCTGACCTTTCGTCAGTTGCAGGAAGTTGATGTCCTCAATGCGACCAGCCACGAACTCACCAGTAGCCGCCTTGTTCAGACGACGAGGCTGAGTGATGCCGTTCGGATTGACCAGACCCACCACCTTAGCGGCGACCTTAGCCATCTTGGTGATAGCCTCGGTTATGGTCTCCAGAGAGTTCAGGTCTCCCAGATACTCCTCAGCGTAGGAACGACCATAGTCTTCACCGTCCAGTCGGACCATGCGCACAGGGATGTACGGACAGGCATCCAGCGGGTAGGAACCATCGGTCCCATTCACCTCTACGCCTTCCACTTCCTCATAGCGAAGGTACTCATCGCCTTCCCGGTAGATGTGCGTGTAGACGTCCAACTCGGTGTCCGGCTCATAGTCGTCAGCATTGAGCTGAGACTGAACGTCTTCCGGCAGAGCACTAAACGCAATCCTGTCGAGGGTGACAATCTGTAGCACGTTACCAAACGCATCACGCTGGACCACATAGGATACCAGACGGTACATTCGCATCGGGCTATACTGACCCTGTTCTGGAGGCGGGATGTAGAGCAGACAGTTACCTGAGACGATAAGTTGCTTAAGGGCCTCGAACAGTGGCACACGGAAACTGTTGGTCTCCATATAGGCCATCAGCACACGCTCGACCATAGCCAGCCCTTCGTCTACACGGGCCGCAGCCTCAGTGTCTTGACTCAAGGTCTTGGCCTCATACTCTGAGACGGTAAGTCTCATCCACGGTGCCTGAGGGAACAGGGCCAGCATTAGCTTAGCCGCAAGGTTGTTCAGACAGCGAGCACCCACAGCTTGCCACGGAGTCGTGTACTCGGTTGAGGAGTTGTCTGACTCTTTCGGGAACAGGGACGGGATGGTGACAGCCGCACAGTTCTGAGCACGGGTCTCATACGGCTGGCGACCGTTCTTTAATCGGTCATAAACCGCTTTGGCTCCTTCAGCAGCGAAGCCTTGACGTTCAGCCATTAGTCACCTCCTGCTTAGATTGAGATACCGCCACCGGAAGTACGAGAGACGCTCAGGCTACGCTTACCTACACGCTTACCTTTCTTTGAGTCTTCTGCGGTCACATCGGTGTCAACGTCAGTCACGGTATCCTTCGGTACTTCGACCGGAGCAGCAGCGACCTGTTGGTCAGCGGCTTTAGGAACCGGAGCAGCCGAAGGTCCAAGACCCACAGTGTTCAGTGCGCCACCGACTACTTTCTTGAATGCTTTACTAATGGATTTACCCACGGTTAATCTCCTTGGTTGTTACGATGTCTACTGGACCATTGTGCTTGACACGGGACCACCAGTTCAGACCCCATCGTCTGCACTCTCCGTCGATAATGTGTCTGACAGTCTCAAGAACCTTGCGGGAGGACTGCGAGTCACTACGGATAGCGAGAATGGAAAGGTCAAGACCGGGAGTCTTTCGGTGCCAAGACGATGAAGCCAGCATGTAGAGGTAGGCCACAGGCTTACACTCATCATCGTAGATTGTGTACTCCTCACCCTCAAGCTCATCAGCCATACGGAAGGTATGCTGTTTGAACTCAGAGAAGGAGGCGAAGTCAGACTGTCCGTCTTCCCAGAGGCGTTCAGCAGCCATACGGCGACCGTCGCTTGAGTTTCGGTAGTGGAGCATAGTCTTACCCCATGTTGACGCCAGTGTTACGCATAGCGCGGCCCACGGACGATTTGGTGGATGTAGACTCCTTCTTGACTTTCAGGTCTTTGATGCCCTTGGTCTCGTTGGTGTCCGCACCTTCCTCAGCCCCGATGTCTACACTGGCTACTTCCTCACTCAGAGGAGCTGGCTCAGGTGCAGCGGTGGATGGCTTCGGAGTGCTAATCTTCGGACTGAAACACATAGTCCCTCCTTAGTCGAACTGAATGTTGTCCTTCAGGTTCTGACGCTTAGCCAGCGCAGAGTCCACAGACTCCGAGGCATAGCCTAGACCAGCGATGAACCCAGCAATGTAGGCATCACTGTAGCCAGCAGCCTTCAGGTCACGGATAGTCCCACAACGGGAGACGTACCGCTCGTTGAACAGAACGTGAAGGAATTGGATAGCGGACTCGGAGAATGCGGGGACCTTAAGTCTCTCATCGAGTTGCTGATTAATAATATCATCAATGGCCTTAATGCCCATCTTAAAGTCTCCTCTTAAAGTTATGACTAAAGTCTATCTTATAGTCTTATCTTTGGTCCAAAATCCCTATAGTGAGGGTTTATTGTTCACCTATGGATGATGATGGACTGATAGGATAAGACTATGGGTTAGACTCAGTGCTTAGGACGGTTGGTCCCACTGAACGTGTACAGCAAGTAAAGGGCCAGAAGTCCGGCCCAGTAGATTACATGGAGGGTGTCCACAGAATGACCTCCTTGGACTTCGGGTCATAGTCGGAGGCACGGCAGATGCGAGCGACCTGAGCTTGGACCAGCAGCTCCTCTTCGGTCATCCCGGCTTTAGCAGCCAGAGTCACCATGCAGTCCCACAACGTTTGGTCTTCACGCTTCGGATACTTCTTCCACTCGACCTTGAGCTGACCTTTGTTCTTACCAGTCTTCAGCTCGCGGGTCTCCTGCACGAAGTAGTACGGGTCGTCAAGGAACGCACGGGTTGTGTCCTCTCCATAGCCCGGAATACCGCCGTAACCATCCGTCATGTCGCCCTTGATGGTCTGCTCCATATGCCAGTAGTCTGCCTCGGCAGTCGTGTGGCTCAGGATTTCACCAGTGGTTAACCAGTAGAACTCGCAGTTCGGGACGGTCTTGAAGTCCTTATCGCAGGACACCAGCACCGCATGGTCACAGCCTACAATCTGAGGTCGTGTCCCGATGATGCCCATACAGTCGTCACCCTCCAGCGTGGACCGCAGGAAGCTGTTGAACTGGGGGTCAGCCATAATGTCAGCCACAAACTTCTTGTAGCCTACAGGCTTACGGGAACCCTTACGATTGGCCTTATAGGTTGGCAGGATTGACTTTCGCCAGTTCACATCGTCAGTGAAGCACATCACAATCTTAGCGTCCTTCCAAGCCTTACGCTTCTTAACGATTTCACTGATAGTGTTCATCAGGATGCGCTTGGCCTTCTCGTGGTCGCAGATTAGCGTCCAGATGTCGTCACCCCAGTCAGTCTCATCTTCAGCCGCAGCCATAGAGGAGAAGACCAGAAAGTCGCCATCCAGTACCAGAGCAATCTTCTTGTCACTCATCGCTCACCGCCTTGGCCTTGCTCATTGCCGGGACTGTAGCAGCCAGAAGTTTGACCGGGCGATACAAGACCACAACAGCCTCATAAGGTTCGACCTCTACAACACTAGAGAACTCAGTCTCGTAGCCCTGCCAGTGGTCCCCGGTACGGTAGAAGCTGGCCTCAAAGAAGCGACCAGTAGGCAGGTGCTTAATGATGTCCTCTTTGGATTCAGCCTTGTGGCAGTCCGTCCAGTCACCGGACTCAACTACGTCCCACTCATCTGGCAGTTCTTCAGACCACGGTTCCTCGTTCAGCAGGGACTTAAGGTCATCTAAAGGGTTGCTCATAAACAGCCTCCATGTTGGTTCAGGAACTTGGTGCCAGCAGCGGTAATCTCCCACGCACCGTTGTTACGCCCGTCCATAGACAGACAGCTCAGATGTCCACGACTCGCAGCCTCAGCCACCAGTGCAGCGTTGTTGCGCACATAGTTTGACTGAAAGGTCTTCGGGCAGGACTTGAGGGCCGCAAGGACCCGCAGGTATTCACTCATCGTTTGAACTCCACCCGGAAGTCACCGAAGCTCGGCTGGTCAGCGTAATGCCGCAGGTCTTCTTTCAGCCCGTCGACGATACCTTTCTTGAAGACCAGCTCAACTACAGCTTCCAGACCTTCAGTCACGCCAACTTCAACCATCTTACGCTCAAAGCCAGTGGTCTTCTCACCGTTGAGGACCTTACGGCTCAGCTCGCAGAGAGTCTTCTTGAAGTTCTCCACATCTTCGGTGGACAGTACAGCACCCAGCGAGAACGAAACTCGCATACGTTTGGTCATAGCCATTAGTGACACTCCTTCCACGTTGGTCCAATCTTCCCTTCGGTGTCAAGGACGCATTTAAAGTTATAGAACTCACCCACCTTACGCATAGCAAGTTGAGCAATCTTGACGACTTCTTCGGCAATCTCCTGAGTACGACACGCTATCTGTAGCTCATCATGAACCCAAGCCATGTACGCGAAGTCGCCTTCCCAGCCGTGGACGTACCCGGCCTCTTCGAGCATACGCTCGGTCTCGACAATCCAGTGCTTACAGACCACCGCACCGTCACCCTGAAGTAAGGCGTTAAGTGCTGAGTGTGGCGACCGGATATGAATGCGTCGACCGTCCAGACCTTTCAGCCAGCGACGTTTCCACTTCACAATGTTCTCACCGTCTACCCACTTGGACTCGGAGATTAGCGTGTTCTGCACAGCCTCTCGCAGGTCCTTGATAGCTGGCGTACCCTCAATGAATTTCTTCATCAGGGCCGAACCTTCCTTCTTACCACCGCCGACTATCAGTCCAATCTTCGCGGCTCCTGCACCATACAGGAACGCATAGATGAACGTCTTGGCGTTGTTACGGTAAGCATCATGGTCGTGGCTCGACTTGTCGCGTGGGACATTAGGTGCTAACCCGGCGTTGACCGCATTGGCCCAGTGGATGTCACCTTCGACTACAGTCTTCGCATATTCACCACCATCGAACGGAGACGCTCGGTTCCCCAGACAGCGTAGTTCAAGACCTGAGGCATCGACCCCAACTTGAATCCAAGGGTCAGGCTTCCCGTGGTTCTGGTTCCACTGAGCACCAAAGGCGCTACGGCAGATTTCACCCCAAGGAGCACCGTTAGCCGGGACCTGAGCCATGTTTGGTGAACTATGGGTCGCACGTCCAGTTACAGCGCCACAAGGGTTAATCGACCCGTGCATCCTGCCGTCAGGACCCACAAGTTTCAACCATGCGTTCTTACCTTCAGCGGCCTGACCGATACGCTTCTGGACCACCAGATACTCACGGACCAGCTCTACGCAAGCCTGAGCTTCAGGGTCTGCCAGCTTAACGTGTTCCAGCGTTTCGTCATCACACTTCGGCTTCCCGGTATCCGTGAACTCAGTAGGCTCCCAGCCTCGGTCCATCAGAACTTTAGCCAAGTGGTCGCCGCTGCCCGGATTAAACTCAACGAAGCTAATCGGCGTGAACGGTGCGCCTTCCATCGTATCACGGGAGTCACGTTCGCAAGGCTCCAGACCTAAGCGTTGAGCTTTGTTCTTCGGCTTCTTGAAGATTGACCCGACCTTAGGGTAGATGACTCGCGGGTACTTCGGCAGGTCCACACCTGTGCGTGGATGCCTGAAGAACTCCTTGCCACCTTTCGGTGAATACCAGCTACCGAACGTCGACCGCAGCTTATCCAGAAGCTCAGCACGTTTGACAGACAGCTCACGATACAAGCCTTCGACTATCTCCGAGTTCATCGGGTAGCCGTTACGCTCCATCTTCGCGCAGGTCCATGCAGCGTCGTGTTCCAGACGTAACGCATACACAGCCTCAAGTCCCGCTTCAGGTGTCCCGAAGTAGAACTTATCGGTCAGGAACTTCTTGAACAGGGCCAGAGTCACCACAACGTCTTGGACGTTATAGTCGAGCATCTCTTGGCTTGGGAACAACCACTCGTCCCCAGCCTTATATTCGATACCTTCGGCCTTGCACTTGGCAATGTAGTCTGTCTTATACTCACCCTTCATCTCGCCCAGACGATAGCCCCACGCTTCAAGCGACTGTCGGCCCATCATCTTAGGTGGAAGACGACCAGCTTTCACGGCCCCAATGTCCGAGAACTTAATGTTCGGGTACATCAGTCGGCCCATGACCAGCGTGTCAATCATCTTCTGTTTCGGGAAGTTGAAACGTTTACCGAAATACTTACGCTTCAGAATGTCAATCGCCGGGACGTCATAGTTAATCCCGTTATGGAAGACCAGAAGTCCATGCGGTGTGGCTGCAATCTCTTCTACCTTCTGCACGTACTCTTTGAAGCCGCCGACGATACCTACCATCGGAGCTACCCCATACTTCAGGGTCTCATTCGACTCGGCGTTAATCAGGACCCCACAGTGGAACTGAGAGACGGTATCAAGAAGACCGTTGGTCTCAATGTCCGAACCCCAGATGTTCTGTAAGTCAATCATAATGTCTCCTATAGTCTAATCATAAAGGCCACTCGAAGTGAATGACCTTGAGTCTATCCTACAGTGAGGGATTAATAGTCGGTGCGCAGGAAGTGATACATGAACTTCTGGTTCGCTCGCTTCCACGCCTTAGAGTCGAACCGCTGGTCTCCGAGGATTCGGGACAGACAGTTGGCCTCATCGTTCCACCACTTGTACATGAACGTGTGGTATCGGACTTTAAGTTTCTTAAACACTAACGGTCCTCCATAAAATTCTTATAGTCAGCAATATCACGACTAGAAGTCTTGGTTTTCCCACGAGCCACTATCCTCTTCTCCGCTTCCGCTAGGTGCGCTAATCGGTTCAAGCCAGCCCGTGAGCTTGTTGTATTCAAGATGTCCAGCAATGCCCGTATCGCCAGTAAAGCGACACTTAAGCAAACGGAGCTGAACAACGTTAGGAGTATCGCCTTGCTGATTTCTCTCCAAGGCAATGATGGTATCAGATAGCTGACGTAAAGCGCCAGACCCACGCAGGTCAGTGATACTAACTGGACGACCTTCTTCATGTGACTTACCTTTCTCCGGGTTCTTCAGGTGGCAGATTACCACGACAACCACACCCTTCGTCTTCGCAAACTTCTTGAGGCGGGTCATGATTCGGTCGATGGTCTTGCGCTCATCTGAGTTATCTTCCATGCCAGACACCACGATTGAGATGTGGTCCAGCAGTATGACATCGCAGTCCAGCCCGTCAACCATGTAGGCCAACTTAGCGAACAGCGTGTCCTCTTCCGACTCAGCGAATGAATCGTACAGGTGGAACTTATCGTCGTTGAACAGCTTGTCATACCATTCATCGAATCGTCCATCCTTCAGGATTGCTTCTTTAAGCTCTTTGGACTGGCGCAGCCTGACGTTATTGTCCAGACCAATAAGGTCCTGAACCGTCTCCTCGACTGCTTCCTCCAGCATCGCCATACCTACACGCTTGCCCATCCGGCCCCACTCTAAGAGGAGCTGACGCACGAAGGTAGACTTACCCATGCCTGACCCTGAAGTCACCATTATAAGCTCACCAGCTCGCGCACCGAGGGTCATACCGTTGAGCGTTGTGCAGGACGAGAAGAGGAGACCTTCAGTCTCAGCCTTCAGCATTGCCTCGCGGGTCCTGTCCTTAAGAGACTTGGCGCTCACCACCCCAGCCGGGACGAAAGGTACTGCGTTCCAGATTGCATCCTGAATCGCCCTGAAGTCCTTGGCCTGAAGTGCAGCGTTGGCGTCCTTGTACCCGTTGATGAATGCGACCTTGACTTTACCAGCAGGGAGGACCGGGGCAGCTTGCTCCACAGCCTCGCGTCCCGGCTCGTCCATGTCGAACATCAGGATAATCTCTTCGAACTGGTCGAGGTACTCAAGGTTCGCTGCCAGTGTCTTCTTCGCAGACTTAGCGCCCAACGGCAGAGAGACCACCGGATACTTACCGTCCTGAACCTGAGCGACTGACAGGCAGTCAATCTCTCCTTCGGTGATGACAATCTTCTTACCACCAGACCATAGCTGGGAGCCGAACAGTAGGTCGTTCTTGACGCTACCGATAGCCGTGAAGTTCTTGTCAGCGTCTCGGACCTTCTGTCCTACCTTGGTCCCGGACCTGTCGTAGTAGTCCGCAATCTGGACCATCTTACCCTGCATCATGCCTACCCAGTAGCTGTACTTCTTGCAGATGTCAGCCGATAGTCCACGAGCCGGGAGTGGGACATAACGTCCTGAGTTCTCACCCCACGTTAACAGGTTGCTCACTTGCTTCTTACCTCCTGAAGGTGTGTAGCCTTCGGTCAATTCCATGTCGCCTTTCTTCCAAGCGACTGACGGGTCACACGCAAAGCAGTACATATGCCCGTCTGAGTAAACACCATTGGCATCCGAAGACCCGCAGTCTGGACACTCGGTGTGATAGAGGAAGACGCTATCGTCCTGCTCTTGGTCTTCATATGACATTGGTCACTCCTTAATCAGTAATGCGACAAAAGGGACAACCATGTGGTCATCCCTTTAGTGAGTGTTTAAGTTAGCTGAAGAAACCCTTCAGTTGTTCAGCCTTCTTGTCCAGACCGCGAGCACGGAGGCCAGCGTCCAGAGACTTGATGCGCAGACTATCCGCTTCCGCAGCAGCCGCTTCCGCACCTTTAGCCGCAGCAGATGCGACTTTTCGTTCCACACTCGCAGCACGAGAATAACCACGCACAACCAGACGACCCAGAAATTCGATAAACTTAATCATGTTATTACTCCTTGTTAGCCTCGGTCGGAAGTGACCATTTCGTTAGTGTTCAGCCAGCGCTGCAAGTCGAAACTTGGGCAAGCCTTTGGTGCCACATCGTGATGGGCCTTGATGTCTGCCTGAGGGTACAGGACCTTCAGTTCAGCCAGCTTGTTGCGTAGGGAGCTCATCTGAGCAGGAGTGAAGTTAGCTTCAAACTTGCCCTTAGCGTCGATTCCACCTACAAGGCAGACGCCTACGGACCGGGAGTTCCAATCCTTAACGTGTGACCCTACTACATCGACCGGGCGTCCAGACTCCACGGTGCCATCGCGCTTAATGACGAAGTGGTAGCCAACGTCCAGCCATCCCTGCTGCTTGTGCCACATGCGGATAGTGTCTACCCCGATGTCCTGAGACGGTTGGGTAGCACTACAGTGGACGAAGATTGCGTCAGTGACTGTACGTGGTTTGAACTGTACCTTACTCACCATCGTACACCACCAGCTCTACAGCGACCAGATTCAGATGACGTTGGAATCGGTTGGAATCCGTGGTGTGCATCTGAAGTAACTTGTGGTTGAAGACGTGAGAGTTACTAATCTTCACGTACACTTCGCCCGGTTTGCCGTGGACGATGAACGCATAGCCGACCGGAATCTTGTCGATGGTCAGACGCTTGCGGACTACCTGAACTTCTTTGGTCATTTCTTAGCTCCTTTCTTCGGGATGAGTATACCTGAAGGCAGACGTAAAGTCGCCTCTTTCAGCCACTCAACCGGGATAAACTTGTCGGCAAACTTAAAGCCGTTCTTTTCGCACCATGCGCCATACGTGGTCGGCGACCCTTTGTACAGCTTGGAGCGGGAGGACGAGAACACGAACCGGATGTCCAGCTCAGGGTGCTGCTCGCGCACCAGCATATGCTTCTTGCGGTCCTCACTGTCGAAGATACCTTTGGTCTCGACGATGATGCCATTCGGAAGGATGAAGTCTGGTGTATACTTGTGGTCGGAAGCCGGAATCACATAGTTGATATAATGGCTTTCGTACTCCGCTTTGACGCCGTTCTGTTCCAGCCACTGCTGGTTCTTGGCCTCAAGTCCAGAGCGGTAGGCACCCACAGAGTGCCCCCGTTTTGGTGTCCATGCAGCCACGATTAGAAGTCGTAGTCGCCACCGGACGCAGAGTCATCGCCACCATCGGCATCTTCACCGAAGTCGTCAGACCCGAAGTCACCGTCAGTAGACGATTTGTAGCCACCGGAGCCGATGTCTTCATCGTCACCCCAGCCACCATCACCACCAGTGCCGTCACCGGACCACTCTTTGAGTTCGACCAGCAGCACGGATTCGAGTTGCAGCTTAACGCTCGCACCAGTCGCAGCGTTCCACTTGAACGGCAGGACTTTGAACTTGACTTTCAGCTTAGACCCGGTGCCAATATTCGGGACGTCACGGATGAGTTTAGCATCGGTGTCGTAGAACCGTAATACGATAGGCTCGGACTTGCCGTCTTTCAAGTAAGACGCAAAGCATTTGAACTTCAGGGTAACAGTACCGTCACCATTCTCAATCCACGGCATGTCGCCTTCACGCGGTTCGATAGGCTTCTTGCCACGCTGAACCTGAGGTGGGTTCTTCTCGTGGTCTGCGAGTGCTTTCGCATACGCATCGTCGTGAATCTTCTGCAAGACGTCAATCATCTTGCGAACTTTCGGGTCGCTCAGGTCGAACGTCAAGTTGACTTTATGCTCACCGCGCTCGTTGAACTTGGTGTCTGCCTTGTTCAGCCAGCTATACGGCTCTACCAGACCAGCTACCGGAGTGGTGAAAGTTTTCAGTTGCTCTTTAGCCATTGGGTAAATCTCCTAAAGTTAATGGTTGTCCTACAGTGGGGGTTTATTGTTTGTGCTCAGGGTGAATGCGTCCGACAACAAAGCCAGCGTCCTCGTATTCCTGAGCCTTCAGGGTCGCCTCGTCCAGAGACTTAGCGTAGACCGGGACCTCAAAGGACTGAACGCGACCCTCAAGCTCCACGATGTACTTCTTTTCTTCAAGGCTCATAGTCCTCTCCCTTTCCATTGGTTATATAGTTCAAGGTAGTCAGTGTTTCCTGTCTTCTCGAACATCATCTCGCACCATTCACTCGGAGTCATAACCACCAGCCTTACTCTGAGCTACCAGACGCGCACCGAAGAACTCAACTTTCTCAGCATCGTACAGGCCATCGTCTTTAGCGCCCGCTTTACGCAGACCTAAAGTCCTTTGGGCCGCTCGACGCCACAGGGCCTTGAACGCATTTCCTTCCGCAAAGTTCATACCCAGAGCCTCGATGATGTCGTTGCACTCAGCGATGTACTCAGGCCGACCCGGAGTGGTGGTGCTCTTTATGTGTACCTGATAGTAGTCAGACGAACCGCCAGTGTAGATAGGCTGTTCATTTTTAATCATTGACCACCTCCTTCACGAACTCAACGAACAGACGAACGCGAGGCCACTTGGTGTAGACCACAGGTACGTTGGTCTCACGCTTCTGGCGAGCCTCTTCCACTTTGACCGGAGTAATCAGAGCGTAGACTGTAGGTGCCAGCTTTACGGCCTTCCCGAAGAAGCCCACCTTCTCGTTGCGCTTGATGCAAGCAAACGGATTGTGGGACAGGTGGAAGGTATTGCTGTAGCGATTGAACATTAAGTTCTTAAACATAAGGTCACTCCTCTTAAAGTTTGTGGACCGGATGTGGTCCTATAGTGAGGGTTTAAATCTGGACCGGGCCTAAACGCAAAGAAACCCAGCAGTCCGAAGACCACTGGGTTTACGTTAACGCATCTTAAAGTTGTTCACCTTAGCAGCCTTACGGTAGCGATGACTCATGGTTGATATTGTCTCTTCATCGTAGTAGGACTTGGCCCACTTCTTGAGTTTACGATACCACAGCTCACCATTTACCACAGCGTAGAGTTGACCACTTGCTGTGTTGATATAAAGTTGCGTACTCATGACTTCACCGTTGGGTTGTCTTCGGTTCCACGCCAGCACTTGAAGCTAGGATGACGAAGGGAGCCGTCAGGGAACCGCTCCATGAAGAGGACTTCGCACTGCCAGCCGTGGTATGGGTTGGTCTTCTCGGTCCCATCCTGAATAACCACAGGGCCGCCAGACAAGGTATAACCGCTAGATTCAGCGACTTTAGCTGTGAACTCGCCCTTCTGTTCTTCAGTCAGACCACAGGCGTTAACCACCATGCCATCCTCAAGCAGAACCTCGAAGCCAATCACCTTACCTTCGTTGGCTTTACCCGGAGTCCCCCACACGAGGCCACATACGGTCCCGTCGATGGTCTCCTCAGGCTTCATCTTCCACATGCCTGACTTCTTGCCACGCTTGTATTTACCAAGTGGGTCCTTGACCACCAGACCCTCATGTCCTTCCAGACGCTTCTGTTCGTACAGGGAGTTGAGCGACTCAAGGTCAAAGACCGTGTGTGACTCAGACAGAACCCAGTCGATTTCCGGGAAGTATTTCTGGAGGAGAGGGACGATAGCTTCGGCCTTCAGGCGGGTGACGCTATGGATAGGACCTTCTGCTTTAGGGTCGGCTATGGTCGTCATGTCGACGACACCGTAGACCACAACCTGAAGTCGGGACCGGGCGACCCAGAACGGGACCTTCTTGCCACGGCCCGGATAGCATTCAGCGAACGCCTCGTTGTTAGGCTTCAGCCACTTCGTTCGGATGAGACCTGAGGAGGTGTTGAAGTCCACGCCTTTGACCATGACCTCGCCGTCAATCATCAGGCCCACGCCTTCGTAGCCAGCCTGACGCAGGAACCAGCGCCAGTCAGCTTGGGTCCACGCATTACCTAACTCAGAGTTCATCCACTCCAAGGCTGGCAGAGGTTTCGACTCACGGCTCAGCCAGTAGGTCTCCCCTTCGCGCAGGACCGGGAGGTTCAGGCGCACACCGTCATACTTCACTTCAGCTTCCAGCGACCCGGCTGCTGCCAGTGCTTTCTTAACGCCTGACTCAGAGTAATCTACAGCGCGATGCGGGTTGGTCTTGAGGGTAGTAGTCATTATGCTTTGCTCCATGTGTCGAGTTGGTCAGCGAGACCATTAAGGAATGAGGTTGCGGTATTGAACAGAACGTCTTCATCGTAGTGACTGAAAGTCTCAAGCGCGAATATGTTGCCAGCGCGGTCTTCGACCCTGAGTCTCATACACTCCTGCCTGAGGTGTGCATCACGCCAGTCATCATCTATGACCGCGAAGTCTAACTGATACAGTCTGTTACAGGCCGCTTTGAAAGCGTTAAGGTTTCCACCGTAAAGTCTGCCCATCGTCTTACGCTCCTACGAAATATTTCTCTTGGTTGACCAGAGAGTCTTTACCTTCAGCGTTGCGGAAAGCACCCTTGACGCCACCGCCACGTTTGGTCTTGTTCAGCTTGCGGCCCTTAGGCATGTAGCCTTCAGTCTGCTGACGTTCACGGATGCGCTCGAAGTTGATGGTGTTCTGATACATACGGTTAAATCTCCAGTAGTTTACGTTAGGGTTAATCATGAAGGCCACTGGAAGTCAGCGACCTTTAGTCTAATCCTATAGTGAGGGTTTAAGCGAACCGTTGACGTCTCAGGAAGACGTAGTGTGCTCGCTCCCGTTCTGCCTCTTCTCCGTAGACTAGCACGTTCTCGTAGTCGTACCGGATGCGACCGTCGATGTCACTCAGTCGATACTCGAAGTCCTTCTGAGAGCCATCCGTGTGGTGCTGGTGGATGGTCAGCTCACGCTCGGTCCGACTCGTGGTGAAGTGCGTAACTGTCTTGCCACACGGCCCCGGTCCGGTCTTGAACTCAGTAGGCTGGTATAGACCATTGAACAGCGCCTTGAACTTCAGGCCTACCATACGCTTAACTCGGAACGGCTCGACTTCACGTTTCTCTTCAGCCTTCTGAATCTTGGCCCTCAGTCGTGCTTGCTCTCGATTAGCCAGCTCAAGGTTGTGGTCCTGACGCTGTACGGTTGCTTCCAGTGATGCGATACGTGACTTCAGTTTACGGTTGAACATGATGTTTAGCCTCTTCTGCGTTGGATTAAAGTGTACACTGCTAAGAAGGCCAGCCATAAGGCCAGCCACTTAAGGTCTGTCATTTCGTTGCCGCCTCGGTTAGGGCCTGTTCGTGGGCCTGTTCGACCTGCTGCACCAGCCACTTGAATGGGACGGTAAGCTGTTTTGACATCTCGGTTGGGATTACCGTGGTCTTCACCAGACCCTTGCCGTTGTGTTCGGTAACGGTCACGATTTGAGTACCACCCTTAACGCCAGTTTGCTTGTGTGCGAATTTCATACTCGGTGCCTCCTTAGGCGAATGCAAAGTCAGATAACAGAATGTCTTCGATGTTCAGTTTACCGCGCTTCGGAAGCTCAGGCAACTTGTCGCGCTGACTCTCATGAAGCTGGTCCGCGAACTGCTCGTAGAAGTCTTGCAGCACATCGTTGTCGCGGTAGGTCTCGACCATCGTCTCACGGACACCTTTGAACAGGAACTCAGCGTCAGCCGGGATGGTCCCGAAGCTATCGTGAATCACTGCGAAGGACATCACGCCATACTTGCGGTGAGTGTGGACCACAGTCTTCCTCAGGTGGCTGCCGTCTTGTGAGTGTACGAAGTTCGGGCTAATGCCTGACTCCTGCTTATGCTTGTCCAGCTCCTTGCTACCACCCTTGTTGACGGTAGGTTGCAGACGGAAAGTCCCAAGGAACATCAGGTCAAGACGTGTGGTGTCCTTCTTGCGGTACTCCTGCCAGACCGGGAAGCCGTCAGGTGTGACCCAGTGTACCGGGAGGCAAGGCTTCAGGACTTCTTTTGTCTTCTTGTCCTTGACCTCAGCAGCCAGAAGTTTAGCCGCGCCTTGTAACCACTTCATCGCATCTACCGCAGCCACCACGGTCACGCTTACTGCATCCCAAATCATCTTAGCCATGAAGCGGGACGCTTGGCTTGGGTCCGTGAACATCGCGCCCTTGCCGTTGTCAATCGCTGGCATCACGGTGTCCTCAAACACTTGGTCTGCGAACCCGTATTCCTTCGACCCGTAGGCCAGAGTCATGACCGAGCGTTTAGTGACCGAGCGTGACATCCCGTAGGTCAGCCACTGACGGGCCAGCTCACGAGTTCCAAGGACCAGACGTTCAGTAATTTCGCCTGTCTTCTTGTCCTCGAATGTCTTGACTTCGTTATCGCTACCGTTTACCAGTAGTTCCTTAAGCTGTTCCTCCACCCTGTCGGACACAATGCGGTAGATGTCTTGGACCTTCCCGCTTGGCGTTAGGTTGACCGCATGTCCACCAACGTGGTCACGGAGCATCGCGCTGAAGTGTTGAATCCCAGAGCAGGACCCATCGAACGCTATAGGCAGTGAGCAGGAGTAGCTCAGACCGTGGTGCATGACCCCGGCATACTCGAAGCAGAACGCGAGGAAGCAGAACGGAGAGTCTAACTGACCCCACCAGTCAATGCTATCCATCGGACTCTTAGCAGCCGCGATGATGTTGTCGTGGTTGTCTTCCACCCACTTGATGCGCTCCTCGAAGGTGACTTTATCGACACCCGCGCAGTTTGCACCGTGGACCTTCAGCCACTTGAAGCCGTCCGCACCGATTGGCTTGCCGACTGCCAGAGTCAGCAGACCCTTCTGCATGTCGTTACCCTGAGGGTTGAACATCGGGACCGCGTAGACTCGACCGCGCCAATCCATGTTGTATGGGAACCAGATGGCCTTGAACTGAGAGAACTTGTTCGCCTGTCCGACGATGAAGCTCAGGGACAAGCGGCGCGACTGTCGGGCCTTCTCGCGGCGATAGATACCAGCAGCGGCTTTCTTCCATGCTTTGAGTTCCTCCTCGGTCTCACCTGCATAGTCCTCAGGTTTCATTGGTTCCATCTGAGGGATGTCAGCGATAGGCGTGTTGTTCAGCTTCTCGACCATGTTCACCACGTCCAGCACCTTCTTGTTCACCTTCCAAGGAGTCTGCTGAATGATGTTCACCGCCTCGTAGACTTCAGGCATGTAAACTTCCTCGTAGCGAGCGATAGCGGCCTTCGACCCTAAGCGCATCAGCGGGAGAGGTCTGCGACCCTTAGCCCAGTACCCACCGCCTACCACCGAGTTCCAAGGACGCGGAGGCACGACACAAGGTTGGTAGACCGGAGCGATACCCGCAAGGCTGTACCCACGCTGAGCCATCTTCTTAGCCCAGAAGTCCGACAAGTGTACCATCTCGACGTCTGACGCTACGTTCCCGGCGTTGTGTCGCTTCAGCTCTACCAGTTGTGTGGATTGAATCAGCAGCTCAAGCATCTTGATACCTACGTGGACCGCCTCGTCAGGACTCCAAGTCCCCCACGCATCAGCCAGTTGCTTCTGGTCCAGCATGGAGGCTTCGACCGCTTGCATGTAGGCTTTCTTGTAGGCCACGCCAGCGCGTTTCTTCAGGTTCTCGGCTATGGTCTTCTTGAAGTGCTCCTGCTCTTGGTCACGGATGCGACCGAAGCGGATTTCATCTTCCAGTGTGCGACCAATCGCGGAGGCCATCGGCGTAATCGGAACACCTTCAGGCTTGACCAGCTTGCTCAGTGCAATCTTCAGGACGATGACCGCCACCGACTCAGGCTGGACCAGCAGCGCACGAGGTTTCGACTCAGTGCTCAGCTTCAGGAAGGCGACCTGAGGTTTCCCACGGGTTGACCCTTGGGTCTCGTGCCACTCCTTGACGGCTTGCGCCAGTTTAGGGACCAGAGTTTGCATCAGTGGTCTTGCGACCTGATTATCAGCCAGCTCCCCGCGCTCAGCCTGACGCTCAAGATTCTTGATGAAACGACGCTCGCCTTCGGTGTATGCCTCATGCTCAAGCTGAAGCTGTTTGACTGCGAGGTCCTGACCGTAGTGGTCAGCCAGAATGTTAAACGGCTCGATAGCGTTGGAGATGTCCGAGAAGTCGTGCTTCTCAAGCTGAATGACGCTCATACTTAAAGTCCTTGTTTGTTAGTCTTTCACTTAGAGTCTCTTCGGTCTTTAACTGAAGTCTTAGACCTTGAGTCCTATAGTGAGGGTTTAATCAATACTACTTGCATATCAGTGGGTTAGCGTGGAGATGGCTGAAGTCACCCTTGGTCGTGTGCTTGATGTCAGACCGCTGGTCTATCGCCCTCCAGCCTGAGACCAGAAGTTTACCATCGTCAGTGCGTGGTCGTCCACCGTAGGCCAGACACATCAGCTCGGACTTGTGGCCCTCGGCCCGGAGCCGTGCTTGCAGTACCCGGTCGCGCTCCTGCTGTTGACGAACGGTGTGACTTGAAGTCTTGTACATGTACATTATTGATTCTCCTGTAGATATTTTATTGCGTTTGCCAGTAGTTCAGGCGAGTCTTTGAACTTACCCAGCGCCGTGTTGCAGTTGCCGCAAAGCAGACCGCGAACCTTGCCGGATGCGTGGCAGTGGTCTACAGCCAGTCGCCAGCCAGTCGGACACTCACCATGACATATCGCGCAGCGGCCTTCCTGTTTTACCATCAGGCCAGCGTATTGTTCTGGAGTCAGCCCATAGCGGGATTTTAGAATGTATTTCCGGTTAGTAGATGCACCCGGTCTAGCGAAGCTCTCTTTGCTTTGAGATTTCTTAACCAGCTCACACTGGCACGGCTTGCAATAAACCTGAAGACCGTCTCGTTTGCGCTTATTCTTTCCGAACTGGTCAAGACTCTTAGTCTCGCCACACTTAGAGCAGGTCTTACACATTACAGTTTACTCCCTAAGGTTGCTATATCCCAGACGTTTGCGAGGTTGCGCATAAAGCGTCCGTTTGGTTGTCTTACAGTCCAGCGACCCAGTGACACATATTGGAAGCGGTAGACTTTACGTGCTTTCACGATGTCTTTCGTGAGGACTGCGAGGATTAACCCGTAGCCGATGACCAGAAGTAACCAGCCCATAATCACCCCGCCAGTCCGAAGAGAATTAGCAGACCACGAACCACGCCCACAGGTGACATAATGATGTCAACCGCCAGCCAACCCCAGTGACCAGAGTTACCATCGGTCGCTACAGCAGTGACCCAAAGTGCAATAATCGCGATGTAAGTTAACAGTGCTTTCATGATAATGCTCCTATATGTTGTGAGAAATAATCTTTGAGACCACTAGATGTAGCGGTCTCTCGCCTATCACTCAGCTATTGCGTTCAGCTTGCCTTGCAGCTCATCTTGATGGTCGCTTGCGGTCCAAGACACCGGGTCTGTGATTATCAAGCGCCCGTTGTTGTCGACCATCACGTTAGCGCGATGAGTATCGAATGATGCTAGTCCGTAGAAGAAACTGTTAATTTTCTTGGCTGTCTGTGCAAGGTCTTTGATGTACTGGGTCTCGATGTGTGCAAACTCGGCCCGTGCATCTTGGTCCAGCCACCAGCTCAACGCCTCAGATGGTTGTTCGCACTGGTCTATTATCGCGTTGACTACACGCCACGACACGTTTAAGACTCGTTGCTCATAGGCGGCACCATCGCGGCAGTAGTTCCCGCCTATATCATCCAGTGAGCGATACTTGTCCATAGCCACCATGTAGGCACGACTGAATCGCTTGACCAGATGGATGACAGGAAGGCCCACCATTCCCTCGTTCTCTCGGCAGAAGGCCGCATATGCAGCGCCTGAGTCGTCCTTCTTAAAGCCCACCTTGATAGCGTAGCCCGGCAGGTCCTCATGCTCAAAGGCAGCAGCGAAGTGTCCCAGACCTAACAGCTTATAGCCATGCTCTTTAGCCAGTACCTCAAAGGCTCCCCAGCGCGGCTGACCTGCAATCCCGGCGCTTGAGTCCTCAATCTTGTAGCACTCCTCGCAGATGATAGCGTGAAGCTGAGACATCAGGTTGTTCATGATTACTTTATCGTGTGCGTTCATTAGGTTGTTTCCTTATGGTTAAGTGACAATCAGTCAGGCCACCCGTCTGGATGACCTGTAGTCTGGCACTCAGTACCCGCCTGTCAGTGTTATGGTCAGCGCATGGTGATTAGCCGTGTAACAGGCCCCTCGTTTCATCAGCTCCACGAGACCATCATAGAATGCTTGCTCGCTGCTATAACTTATCGTGTACATATTAACGGAACCTCGCATAGTATTTCAGGAAGTCACTGTCACGTAATATTTCGGAGTCGGTGAACTCATGGCTGTAACAGTGCGGCAGGAGAGTCTCCTGATTTAGGTGGATGTGAGAGACTATCGTCACCCACTTGCAATTATCTACATCCGTCTCAATTCTGACACTAAGCCAGCTCTCAGCCAGCTTGTGAGTGCGAGAGGACACTACGTCTTTGACCTTAGACATCACACCACCTCCCAGAAGCGACCTTCAGCGTCTTTCGTGAAGCATTCGCCCTTTGGTGCATCGACTTGCTGGAATGACCCATTCAGACGAGTGGTCTTGTAGCCATCCAAGCCCTTGCAGAACATCAAGCCAGCCGTGTGAGTTTGAGACTTGTAGACCATCACGCAGTCTTGCTCAAAGTCATTGCAGGCCAGTCGTGCAACGTTGATAGCTTGAGCCTTGGACTCACAGCGCACACGGTAGGTTCTCTCTTCAGTGGCGACCTCTTGCCCTTCCTCGCGGTAGCAGCCTGTCAGCCCAGTGCATTCGAGCACACCGTAGTATTCAGGTTCTGCTTGCAGCAGTGCCTTAAGGTCTAACTGACGGGCCATGTTAGCCATATCAGACAGGTTAGCACGAGCGGCAGAGACGAGCACATAGAAGACGTTGGCTGGTTCGTTAGTGTAAATCATGATGTGTATCCTTTAAGTGTGAGTGATTATCAGAAAGAGACCTGAGGCGCTCATCTTGAGCCTGACCCGCAGTAACCAACAAGTCTCTTGAGTTAATCGCTTACTATCATTATCGGCGCACATTAAGAGTTATCCAGATTGTTAAAGAGCATTCGCTTGGCTGTCGTCGCCCCGCTATCCCGTTTCAGTGTTGGGCCTCACCGTTTCGATGTGGTACATACTACGTTAAGTCGGTACATCGTGTCAAGCGTTTTGTTTCACCTTCTTGTCGGTTGCCTGTTGTTCGTATGTCTTACAGGCTGACTACTTAACCGGACCGACCCGGCGTCTTCACTATCCGGTTGGTGCCGTGTCGTGTTGACGGAAGCTATTAAACCAAAAGTTAGACCCACTGTCAACAACTATTTATCATGTTAATTTATACAGTAGTCCAATGACTATATAAGGAAGACCATTATCGACTACAGATGATTGACTTTAGGTCTGGACTATGGATAATAAGAGTCCAGTTGGCAGACACCAACAACAATAACCCTAGTCAGCAATGGTCACTGACTGCTAAAGAGACCGGATGTGATAACCTGTGAGTCTAGACCTTAGGACTCTGATAAACTGTAGGTCGACATGGTGTCTATTGACTGTAGGTTGTTAGACTGTAGGTAGTCCCATCACTTATGGATTGACTGTAGGTTGGTTGACTTGAGGTGATGACTTGAGGTGATGACTTGAGGCTGATACAGATAGAGACTCAGGGACACAACATATAGTCCCAACCTTGGGTCTCGACCACAAGATATAGGCCACCGATGGTCCAGACTTCGGGTCGACTTCTGGTCAAAGACTTGAGGTTTGACCTTTGGTCACTGGGGTGGTGGCCTTTGGTCTGACTGAAAGAGGCCTATGGGGAGACTTGAGGTTCTTGAACTGTGAGATGGACTCTCGAACTTTTGGTCCAAAACTCATCGTCCCTACTGTAGGCCTCAGCCACTGTAGGTCAAGGACCGTAGGTCAGGCGACACTAAGGTAGACCAGTAAGTAGGATGACCCTAAGTGAGCTTCTCTTAAGGTGTTACCTAAAGTCCTTGACTACAGTAGCTAAGGTCAGTAGAGTGGAGGGTTTATCCCACGTACTGACCTTAGGTCTTACGCTCGTTGATTGTTACCATGATGGCGTTAATGACACTCAGACACCAGAGTACATACGAGAGTCTCGACCCACCCGACCCACTGACTTCCAGCAGTAACGCCAGCAGCAAGTAGAACAGCAGCAAGAAACCTGTACGTAGCTCTATTGGTCGCCAGAGCTTTGAGAACAGCTTTGGTCTTACCCATGCTACATACCTCCTGTCGCTTAGGGTCTACTTAAGTTATGAGGGTGTGATGATTACAATCACCCTCTCCATCGGTGCGAACCTTAGGTAAGAACTCAGGAGTCTGCCTCCTAAGGTCTTGCATAAAGTCTGCATATGATTATTCATTGAGTCTTTACTATAAGTAACCGGGGGTCTTTCCTATAGTGAGGGTATAAGATTTTCCTAAGGAATACATAGAGTTACGAGCGTTATGTACCGACTTACATAGTGCGTATTCATGCAACTAAAGCGGTACTTTATGCAAACTGCTAGTGGAACTGAACGTAGGACCCTAAGCCCAAGTCATCATCTGTATTGAACTGTACCCGGACTCCATTGTCCCAGTAGTCAGTCTCGATGGACTTAAAGCCTTTCCGTGGGTCTTCCATCTGTTCCTCCAGCCACTCCTCGGTGACTTCACGCTGGCCCTTCACGGCATCCTTAGCCATTGACTCTACGAAGAACTGTACACCGATAGCCAGAGCATCAAGTCGGTCATCGTGTGCCAAGGCTCCACGTTCACGGCTGATACGGGTCATCTGGTAGAACAGAGAGTAGATAGGGTTACGGACGCCATCCTTGTCAGAGGCAGTCTGGTAGTCAGACACAATGGTTGAAGCATTCACGATGAGTCGGTGAGACCCCATGATAGGCTCCAGAACGTCGCAGATGCGTAGTTCCTTCTGACCCTTGCTCTTGACCTCAGTCACTGCTGCCGGGTGGATACGGGACGCTACAGGCTTGAAGAGTTCGAGGTACATGCCGTCACCGAAGTTACCTTCAATCACATATTCGTTAACCTTCCACTTACGACCAATCTTAGCCAGAGCCTCCAGCGTTGAGTCCTCATAGCCACCGCGCATACCACCAGCTTCCATCACGAAGATGTAGCCGTTGAGTTGATACAGCACCGCATATCCCGTTTCATCCTTACCACGACCACTAGGGTCAATGACCAGAATCTTCTGGGTGTACGAACTGAACGCAGAACCTACAGTCTGATACGTGTGGTAGGTGTCACCCATAAGTCCCACGTTAGGAACGTCATCACGCTTGTTCTGGAGGTTCGGGAGCCACTGGTAGACCATAGGGCTGGACTCAGGGTCCAAGTCCGCTACGATAAGGTCACGGAGCTTCAGCGGGTACTTCTCAGCATCCCCTAGGTTCGGGTTAAGCATGAACTGTAGAGCGAAGCCAGCCTTACCATAGGACAGCTCACGCTCCTTTAAGTCCTCGTCATCGAAGCGAACCTCATCTGTAGGTCTCCAGTAGTAGCCCTCAGGGTCAGACTCCAGCTCAGCCTGAAGCATCGGGGCCAGACGGTCGCCGTAAGACTTCCAGTCCTTCTCATCACGCGGGTAACGAGCTGGCCAGATTGTAGTCGAGTAGCCACGGCCCTCAAGCTGACGATATAGGGTCATCTCGGTCTGAGGAGTACCCAGATAGATAACCGTACCACCCGGCTTCAGGATTGCGTCAAACTCTTTCACCAGCTCAGACAGTCGGTCCCTTGCAGCTTGAGTCGCTGAGTTACCGGGGACCTCTACGTCATCGGCAATCAGGATGTCCGCACGGCTACCAGTTAACTGACCAGTGATACCAACGGACTTAACCGAAGGTGAGTGGTCAGGCTTGGCTGGCCCTACGTCGAAGCTGATTACTGCGTCTCGCTGCCCCTGCTTAGGCTTCAACTCTTGGAGCTGAGGCATCAGGTCGATGATACGCTTGATGAAGATGGAGTTCGCGTCAGCTCGTTCCTTTGAGGCCGACACAATCATGAACTTCAAGTCCGGGTTATTCCACAGCTTCCAGACCACGAAGGCACACGTAATGAAGGACTTCCCGATACCACGGAACGCCTGTAAGATGAAACGCCTGTTGTCCCCAGCCGATAGTTTCTTCGCCATGTCAATCTGACAGCGAGTCGGGACCGGGAGGGACAGAGCTTTCCACAGGACGAACAGGAAGAACACGAAGTCTGCCTTCATACGGGCAGTCATAAGCGCCTGACGCGCCGCTAAGTCTTGACTCAAGGTTTCACCTCCTTCTCTTGCTGCATGGCTCTCACGGTCTTCTGGAGGGCCTTAATCCATTCGTCACCTTTCAGTCCGATGGCGATAAGACGCTTAGCATCTCGTTCGTCAAGTTCGGCGTAACCATCAATGACGCATCGACCGTCAGTCTGGACTGTTCCACTGGTGGGTTTGACACGGATGCGCAGCCGCTTGTTATCGCGGTTAAGGTCAGCAATAATCCTATCAGTAGAGCCTTCCAGCGCGGACATCTTGTCTTGCCACTCGGCTGACACTTTGTCGATTTCACCTTGGACAGCAGCCCGTTGATTCTCTCGTGCCTCAAGTTTCGTGATGTACTCATTGCTTACTTTCGCCTCCCACTTATTGTCTGCCACCCAGTAACCTGAGCAGAACAGGAGTCCTGCCACCAGCCAAGGGGCGCATCTACGTAAAAGTTCGAGCATAGTTGCCCTCCTCATTTCTCAGAATCCACGTAGCGTCTCCGCTCGTAGTGTGTGTTAATCATAAAGGCCACTACATATAGTAATGACCTTGAGTCTAACACTTACTGGACACCATACCCAGTGTCATTATCCTCGGTCGCTGAGAGCACCTTGTCGTACTCTCTGTTCAGCGCCTCCATGTCTGCCAACTGCTTCTCGTCCACCGACACCTTGCTTAACACAAAGTTGTGACGGGCCAGCAGCTTCTCGATGGCGTTGTAGAGCTGGGGCGAACGCTTAGAGTCATCCCGCAGGTCTTGCAGCATTAGTCGAGCACGTTCGGTGTCCAGCATTAACAGGAACTTCTCTAAGTCCATCTGCGTCATGTCTTACCTCCGCTCTTAATCGTCTTGTAAATTAGGACGCCAATCTGCACCACGGTGTACGCGATAGCAGCGACGTAGAACCATTCGTTGAGTGTTAACCCAAAGAAGAACCGACTGGCACCATCAGCCGCAGCGGTCCCGACGATAGGCGAGGCTTTGAGGACCTCATTCTTGAAGTCGAACTCAATCATAATACCTCCATTGTTAAACGGGTCGTCCTTGACCCAAAGTTGTTACCCTACGTTGGTGAAGCCCCAGTTAGCCTCAATCTGAGCCATGAAGGAACCAGCTGTCCGCTTGAATACACCGATGCGACCGGAGGTCACTACAGTCGTGGCAATCGGGTTCGCTACAACTCGTCCATCATCAGTGATGATAGAGAAAGTGTATTGACCACTAGCGTTGGTGTAAACCCACACCGTGAACGGTACGTCTACGAAGTCCTTGGTCGTGATGTCACCAAGAAGAGTCCAGTCGGTAGGCTCCTTGCCCAACCACGAGCCACAGGCAATCTGACCATTAGATGCTACCCCGATGAGGATTGCATAGCCGAACAGAGAGTCGAGGTTCAGAGCGAGGTAGGTATTCTTACCAAAGCCCGACTTGACGTACACTCTGCCAACCACCGTACCCTGACGGATATAACCATCAGTCGTCATAGCGCCAGCTCGTCCAGAGAACGCATTTGACAACACATAGTCATCGAACTGGTAGCCGTCCGCAATGAATGGGACCGGATCTGAAGATTGGGAGATAGATAGCCGGGTCAGCGGGATGCGAATGCCATCTGTCGTGATATTGCCGAACTTCAGAGCTGGATACCAGCAGGTAGGTAAACCGCCTCCGTTCACGATTGTAATCAGGTTAAGACCCTTGCGTAGACGACCACCGTAGGTGGTAAGTGTACGGGAGCCGCCAAGATAGTGCGACGCCAGCTTTCCAACGTTATATAGACAGTAGTCGTTAATCTTCTTGTTGCGCGTACCGTAGTTCGCATCGGTTTCATCCAGAGTCAGACCAGCTGGTGCCCAGACTCGGAGATGGTTGTTGTCTCCTACTTTACCAGCACCAGTCCACGGCTCCATCACCGTCAGTGACATATCCTCTTCTTCACACCACACGAAGGTATTGAACGTTACGTTCTCGCCAGCGGTCTGAGCCATAGGCAGATAACCGAGGGTGTTCAGCTTAGGAGTACCACCAGCTTTACCGTACTGAGGCCGGAGGTGATTCTGCGAAGGCCACGTTACAGCATCCCAGAAGTTCTCGACCACGGAGGTGTTAATCATGTCACCCGGACGCACACGGCGAACGTACTTCTCACCGAGGGTCTGCATGAACATGGAGCCGCCCATGACCTTCTGTCCCAGCTCCTGAGGGTGCGTGGTGTCGTACTGAGGCTCTTTCTTCACGTAGTAATAGTCCATGCCCTGCATGTTGATGTTGGACATCGTTGTCAGGTCCGGCCCTAAGTTGAAGTAGTCGATACCAAGAGTCTCACACATCTGACGCTTGGTCGCACCCTCGAACCCAATGCGGGACCAATCGTTGTCGTTCACGGTCACGATACCAACGGTGCAGCCATAACCCCACGCCTTACGGACGAACATATCAATCTGGTCGCGGTAGGTAGCCATGTCTTGACTGGAGTCGTTCCAGCCCATAGCCAGAATACAGACACGAGGAGCCTTAGCACCATACCGAACGTTCCCGAAGAACCCCCTGTCGAAGTTGCGGTAGCCCCATCCGTCTGACAGCTTGGCCCCAGATAGGGACGCATTGTACACTTGGAAGATAGGCTCACGAGTCCAGCGAGACTGAACCATGTTCATTAGCCACTGCCAATGCGCACACCATGAGTGGGAGCCGCCAGCTAACCCGTGGTTATAGTCCACAGGAGCAGCTAAGTTGCGGTTAGAATCCAACGGTGGGGAACTCCAGTTCTGTTTACCCCAAGCACCGTCTGTGATGGAGTCACCCACAATCCCTATTGTACCGTCAGCGTAGGACTGAGAGCGAACAGCTTCAAGAAGTACGGACTTGACCGAGCGCTTGTTACCATTGGTCGCCTTCTCTACGTCAAACAGCATGTCACCGCCGTAGAACTGGTTCTTGACAATCAGCTTGCCCTCACCAACGAACTTACGGACATCATCGTCAGGAAGCAGGTTCACACGGATGGTCACATCACGAGGGATATAAATCTTATTGGCAAACGCATAGGCAGCAGCGCGGTTATCGACCGAAGTGTTGAAGTTGATGTTCGGGACATAGTATACAGACTCAGCGCCCTCGAACTTGAAGCGACCACGCAGCATCTCAGTGCGTAGCGTTGCGTCACCAACGGAGAGCCACTTACCTTTGCCAACACCGCCAGCAGAATCTGGAGTTGAACCAGCAGGAACGACTTTAGGTAGCGTACCATCCCAACGATAGTAGTTACCGTCAGCTTCCCAGAGCAGAGCTTCGTTCCACTCACGGATTGTGATACCAGATTCAAACGAGCGGCGGGTGATGTATCCCATCAGACCAGCAGTCTTGATACTTTCAGCGATACGTCGAGCCTCGTTCTCAGAGTTCTTCGCATTGGTTGCTGACGTCAAGGCTGAGTCCGCATACTCCTTCGCAAGGTCAACCGTTTGGTCACGACCTTCTTCAGCGATATGAATGGCCTGAAGTTCAGCGTTGGTCAGGTCGTTTGCAGTCAGGACCGAACCGTCACGGAAGTCTACCACCAAGTCGGTGCCAGTCTGACGGTGGATGCGCAGGGTGTCGAATCCGGTCTGAGCAATCAGAATCTCAATGACCGTTGCGCTCAGGAACCGATAGTCACGACCTACGACGAGGACCTTGTTCTGCGTCTGGTTGGAACTATTCACCAACGTTACTACGACGAAAGGTCGAGCCAGATAGTCGAACTCAATTCGATACTGCGATTGACCAGCAGGGAACTGAGTGATAGTTGTTTTAGCCATTATACCTCCTGTTATTCAAAATAGGTGGAGACCGAAGCCTCCGTTCCTATAGTGAGGGTTTAATCTTTGATGTGAATCCCTTGTTCCTCAAAGGTGCCTAGCAGCAACTTCTGGGTAATTGGGTCGTTCGGGACCAGCTCGCGGAAGGTGTTGTACATCCCGGTCATGTAGTCTCGTTCGTTCACGCGTGTGTCTGACTTCAGGTAGCCAGCCAAGTTGTAGGCCGTAGCGCCAACGTTAGCAGCATATCCGAAAGCCGGGACCTGCTCAAGGAAGTTGCCTACCACATTCATCACCGGGTCACTCTTCGCAGCACCATAGGTAATGGCACGTTCAGGCTTCTCGGTAGGTGAGCGCGGGAGGATAGACGAGCGGAGTAACTTAGCGTCCTCATACCCAGCGATACCACCCAGAATGTTGGCGACCCCAAGAGGTCCACCCAAGTGGGAGCTACGGGATAGAGCCGCATAACCAATCATCGTCGGGTTCAAGGCTTGCTTCAGGTACTCACGGTCACGACCGTCCTGCATAGCGTAAGCCTTGATGTGCGCCTGAGCCATGTAGTACATCCCAGCCAGACCCATAGACATAACCGTTGACAGTGCAGCATCCATAGCTCGGTTGTTCTTGGTGGCATTGTAGAAGGTACGCATGGTTCGACCATTGATAGACTTGATAACGAAGTTCTTAAACTGCAAGACAGTCTTCGCCAGCGGACCATAAGCCTTGGCGTCCATGTTGCTCAGCTTGTGGGGACGGAGCAGGGTTTCATCAGCGATGGTGTCACCCATACGCCAGAGGTCCATAGCCCTTGGGTCCTGACTAAACGCTTTCTTGTCCTTGATGGTGTACTTCCCGTCTGGACCACGAGTCACCGACTCACGGATGAGGGACTTAATGCCCTTCCACTGGTCAGCGGAGATACCAGCAGTCTTCAACCAACGGTCATCGAACTTACGCTTACTGCCAGTCAGACTATGTTCCACGATGTCAGACAAGAAGCCTTGACGTCCGGCGTCTAACAGGTAGTTCGTCGTCCCGTTCAGGACTTTCGTAAACGGAGAGCGGACCGCAAGTTCACCAGTGTAATACTTGACAGAACCTAAAGCAGTAGCCACAGGTTTACTCAGGTCACTGTACGCTCGCAGACGGTCGATGACATCCTGTTTGGACGGACGGATTGAGTCGTCAAGCTCCTTACCGAAGACCACGTTGTGCAGGTCCTTAATCTCCGAGGCTCCCATCTTCTTGTTGCGGAAGGCGAGGTCACGGAACATCGGAATACCATGCAGCATCGCACGGACGTTACCACGGGCCAGCATCCCGCCAATCTCCGTCAAGTTCTGTACGCCCATGTAGGCATTCTTGGCGAAGAAGGACAGGTCTGTCATGGTCCGCATCACGGTAGAGAAAGCCGCATCGTCAGCACCATCGCGTCGAGCACGACCAGTCAGAATCTTCAGGGTATCACGCAGAGTCGCCACTTCGCCTTTCAGCTTACCGTCATCGCCAGCACGGTTCATCATGGTCTCTACAGTGTCCTTCATCTCCTTAGTGGTCTTCCCGGTCCCAGCCATGATAGCAATATCCCCATTGACTCGACGGTTGTACGCCGGGACAATCTTGTCCATGTCCCACTCGCGGAGGCTGTTCACGTTGAACGGCTGACCATTAGGCAGGATGATAGACATATCGCTATCGAACAGGTTACGGGCCTCAAGGAAGTTGTTGTTCTCCAGACCCACCAGACCGTTGATGTTCTCCTCCATGACGGACGAGCGTTCAAACAGGTCGGTGTGAGAGATACCGTAAGCCTTATCGTTGGCATACTTATCTACCGCAGCCGCAAGTTCCTCAGGCTTCAGGTTCGGGTTAGCTTCCAGCAGGGCCTCATCTACACGAGCCTTGACCTCAGGTCTGGACGCATAGCTCGTGAGCCACGACTTCTTGATGGCCTCCTGTAGAGCCTCAGGGCTTCCCAGCTCGTTGATGAACAGTTGCTTCATCTGGTTGCTGTAGACGTGAGGCACGTAAGTGCCCTTGAAGCGGCTACCGGGGAAGATAGACTGAGCGTCCACTCGACCGAACATCGCCGGGTTCTCCATCATCTCACGCTTAGCGTCGAACTGGTTCTTCAGCAGGTCATAGACCTTAAGTTCACCCGGAGTCAGCTCAGCCTTCAGGTTTCCACTTCCATCTTCAATCGCCAGAGCTACACGCTGGTAGATGTCCTGACGGAATGCGCCAGTGTCACGGTTAAAGTTGGTCTGGAAGTACGGGTCCTTCAGGGCCTGAGTCACCGCATCGTCTATGTCGTTGTAGAACCGATGGTCCACTGCACGAAGTCTCTCGAATACGTCTGACGCTGTAGTACCAATCTTACCGCTCGCACCTGACTGCATACCTGTAGGTGAGCGCACCAAGTCAGCGGCAAGTCCGCGAATCTCAGGGTTCTCAGACCTCAGGAGCTTCAGGCCAATCTCGGTGAGACCACCAAGGTTGACACCAGCAGCCGCACGTTCAGGCTCAATCACCTCGTCGAAGACTTGACGTGTCTTAGGGTTCAGAGGATTCTCACCAATCAGGATTGAACCGTCTTCCAGTCGAACACTTCCCGGCTCATTCGGCACGTCAGCGAACTTAACGCCTTGGTGACTGAAGGTCTCCTCCCCTTCGCGGATTGGCAGACGGGACAGGTCCTGACCATCGACGTTACGAGCAGTCTCACGGGCCTCCAGACGTGTAGCCGGACCAGCGAACTCATTGGTAGACTTACCGAGGGCCTTGCCGATAGCATCGCCGATAGCAGTCATCCCGCCACCGAAGAGAGCGCCACCCATAATAGCCTCAGCCACATGAGCATCACCACCAGCAACGGAGGTGCGAGCCAACTCAGAGGCACCAGCCAGAGCGCCAGATTGAGCAGCCACGGTGAACATCTTGTTGACGAGCTTACCACCCTTGCCTACCTGTCCAGCGATAGGAACGTAGGTTAGAGGGTCCACACCAGCACCAATTACACCAGCAGCCAGTTGAGCGCCAGTCCCGGCCTTAGCCTTCTCAGCGTCTAACTTCTGGTTCTCCAGCGCCAAGTTAATCAGCTCGGTCAGGTTCTGAGGGGAGCCGCCAGTGATAACCCCGTAATACTGAGGCAGGACCCCAGCGTTACGAATCTGGTCTAACTCCTCGCGGGACCACTTGTGGTTGTTCCAGCGGGTCGGGTTGAACACGTCGCCAATGACATCCAGTGAGTCCTCCGTCTGACCAGCGCGGATAGCCACTCCTACCATAGAGTTCTTCACTTCAGCCTCAGCAGCTCCACCGAAGCCGAACCACGTAGAGCGGTCAGCCCGTTGGTCCAGCGTCTCGCCAGTTGACTTATAGAACATCTCTCCGAAGGACTCGTTGGGAGCCTCAGGTGCTTGACCTTCGATGTTCATACCAGTAACGCCCGGAAGGTTCTCTCCCAGAGCGACTTTAGGTTTCGACTTCAAGCCCTCCGTGAGAGCGTCGAAGACGTTAGCGCTTACTGGTGGGGTCTTTGGGGTGATGCCTCCAGCACCACTTAAGGCACGAGAGACGCCAGTCTTGTAGACCTCAGGGTCATACCGGGAACCAGTCTCATGGTAGCCGATAGCCTCAGACAGAGAGGCTAGGACGTCAGGGTTGCTCAGGTCGATACTTTGGGTCGCTGGAATACCAGTAGCCGCCACGACCGAGTTGATGTAGGACTGAGTGTCGTTCTCACTAGGAGGTGCCCAACGAGTGATAATCTTCTCGATTGAGTCATAACCTTGGCGACCGTAGGACATCAGGTTCTTCGCCAGAGCACGGACGCCAGAGTCAGGAGTGTCGAACGTTACGAAAGACCCATCGTCTCCTGTAGCTCCTTCCCACTGGTCTTTGGAAACACGAATGTTCCCGATGTTATTGTTGCGAATACCACGAGTCGCCATTGTTATTACTCCTTACCGATTAAGGTGTTTGCGATACCCTCCAGCGATACGTCTTTGTACATACCGCCCCGTTTCTGGATATTAGCTTCACGCTCGTTACGACGCTTATCACCAGCCGCTTTAGTCTCGACAATGCGAGCGCGGGTGTTGGCTTTACGTTCGGCCTCAGCGTAGGCTTTATCCTCGGCTTGCTTCTGCTGTTCACGGTACAGTTTGCCTACCAGCTCTTTATCGTATCGAATACGAATAGTCCCGGTAGCGTCCTGAAGGAAGACCGAGCCGTTCTGCTCAACTACGGAGAGCTGAGAGTTCACGACCCAAGGGTTAGTCTTGATGAGCTGTTGACGAGCGGTGTCGATAATGTCTCGACCCACCTGCCATGACTCAGGGTTATCCCCGACCATAAGTTGATGTTTGGACACCATGCCGATGGACTTACCATCCTGACCTTCGTCACTGAAAGTCACGGTGTTCTCGTTCAGCCACTTCTGGGTGTTCTGGGTCGCGGCATCGGCGTTACCTGTACGGTAATACCATGAGTCCCAGACCTTACGAGCACTTGCGTCCAGACTCGTCGGAAGCCGCGAGAGGTCCTTGTTCTTCGAGTCGTTCTTCAGCTCTTGCCACGCCTTGTCAGACTCAATGCGCATCTCACGGGACTGGCTTGCAGCCTGTTTGTCAGCGTCAATCATCGTCTGAGGGTCCAGACCCATCTTGTCCATCTGCTCGAAAGTAGTGAACAGAGAGGCTTGGTCAGGGTAGAGAGCCGCGAAGCTGGAAGGGTCCTGAGTGTAGACCTTGCGCAGAGACTCGAAGCGCTGCATCTTGTCTGGGTCGTACTGACCACGGATGACCGCAGCTTGCCACTCACCAGCAGCATCTTGCGTAAGCGTCTGGAAGGCGTTGCGGAACGGACCGTTATTGGTGTCAGCTCGCAGCAGCGCCACCTTCTGAGCATCCTTCGCAGCTTGCGGGATGTCCATCTGGTCGATTTGCTGGAGTTTACCCATAGCGTAGTTGTTCATGTCCGAACGCTTGAACTCACCAGTAGCCTCAGAGACCGGGAGGTCCTCATAGTTGGTGGACACGTTGTCCCCAGCCAGTCGTCGCTGATACACTTGGTCGATGACCAGTTGCTTGTTCTGCGTCTGGATGAGCTTAGTGTTTTCCTTCGCCTGTTCAGCGGACTTGCGCTTCACGGACTCTAAGAGGCTGGCCTCGGCGTTGATAAGCATCTGACGTTGTGGCGTCATCTCCTCACCCGGTTGAAGCTGGTTGTTCTGAGCCTTGAGCTTCTGGATTTGGGCCAGACCGATGGTCGGGTCATCCTGAAGCATCGCAGACTGAACGCCCAGTGACAAGTCTTCCTGATACTTGGCTACCAGTTTATACTCAGTGCCTTGGGCCTCAATAAGTGCAGCATTGAAGACCTCAGGTCCCACAATCTCTTCTACTGTAGCGTCCACACCGTTAAGCGTGATACGTTCGTGTCGGATTTGCTGTAGGAAGTTGGAGCCACCGGACTTCTGGATTGCATCCCGGACCGTCTGGGTGATGACTTCAGTCGCCCTTTGGTCAGACGGGATGGCAGCAGTGGTCAGGCCATCACGCATGTAAGCCATGAACGACTTGCCAGCCTCAGGCGACCGCATCAGGTCCCCGTCATTCAGGAACGAGTTCAGCTCGACACGGGTGTTCAGCATAGCGGTATTCTCGGACTGCTTAGAGAAATACTTATTGAACGACCCGTAGATGGCTACGTTACGGTCGGTGATGTCTGCGTTAAATCCACGCTGGAAGTGTTCATCTGCCGGGTTAATCCCAGCCTCTTCCGCATAAGACTTAGCAGCATCTTGCAGTCGCTGGTGGCGGTACTCCTCCATGTCCTGACGAGTGCGAAACTCACCGTTCTGAATCTTGACGTTAATCTCATCGTCTACCGCATAGGCAGCGTTGCGACCAGTCTTGACTCTCAGAGCCTCCATCGCATACGGGTCGTCCTGATACAGGAGTGTCCCATTCTGGATGGCGTCACGTCTCTGCTGAGGAGTCAGCTTACGAATAATCTCGTTGGACCGTTCGTCTCCGAGACTCTTGGCCTTCTCCTGAAATTGCTTGTAGACGCCAGCTCCCGTTGACACGAAGTCCGTGAGCGCCTTGGCAAGACCGGAGTCCCCTGTCTGCCCCTGTACGTTTGCAGCCTGATAGTCCAGACTGATAGCTTTACCCGGAGCGCGACCACGGCCCATAGTCCGGTTAGCTAATGCTGATTCGATATTACTAGCCATTGGTCCTCCTGTTAGCTGTGACCTGTAGGTGTGCCTTTAGCAGCACTAATTGGGGCGGCGCCCTGAGACGGAGAGGCACCAGCGATTGAGCTACCCATTGCATACCCTTGCATCCCGGCGTTCGCCACATTAAGCGCATGAGCCAGTGGGCTGGTCTTGAGAATCTTACCCTGACCTTTGATAGCGGACTTGGTATTCTCAATGTTGGCAATACGGTTCCCGAAGATAGCAGCATAATCACGACCGTAGCTCTCGGTGATACCTGCTCGTTCTTTGACTGTCTGCCCCTCTACGTCACGCTCAATGCGGTTCATGGAGTTCCCTTCCAGTCCAGACTCAGCTACCGCAGCTCTGACCATGCCTTGATTACGGATACCATTCAGAGTAGTCTCTGTCAGCTCAGCGACCTGCTGTTCCTTAAGGTCTCGCTCCTGCATCCTCAGGTTGGCATCAGAGTAGTTCATCTGCTTAATCATCTCCTGAGCCTGTCGGTTCTGAGCGTCAATAGCAGCACCCTCAGCTTTAGCCTGACTCGAAGCGGACATAGCGGCCCCGGCTACAGCCATGATACCCATGCCGATACTTACGGGTTCACACATACGTCCTCCTTAGAGATTGTGAATAGTTGAAAACGCTCACCAGTTACCGGACTGATAGTCACCTCATGGTGAAACTTAGCGCCCAGCAATCGGAGAAACCTAATGTGAGACTTGTTGCCCGACCAGACGTAATTCCATAGGACTGGGAACTGGTCTAACATTAAGTCTCTGTATCGTGCAATGTGGAGTCCGAACTCTCGCTTCTCAGCCTTGGACAGACGTGAGACAAGACGGGAGGTAACGAACCAGACGTTATCACCTTGGTTTCCACCATAAGCGTATACTGTCCCCAGTGCATCGACCAAAACCACAGATGACGGAGTGAGGTGAGACAGCAGGACAGACTTCAGGTCTCTCCGTGGGTCATGCGCCATCAGCTCGTTAATGTCATCTATAGCAATTTCGAAGGACAATACGTCCTGTTCAGTAGCTTTACGGATATACATAAAGTCTCCTCTTAGAGTATTATAACTTAAAGGGCCTATAGTCCCTATAGTGAGGGTGTAATAGTTTCTATAGGCCAATCAATAAGTTAGACTCGTTGCGCTTTCTTGGCGTATGAAGCCTCCCAGCCACACCCAACGATAGACACCGGGGTCGGATAGTCGGACTCAAGGACAAGACTTGTGGTCATCGCGTTACCGTTCATTGCGAAGCGGAACTGACCGTCACCGATGTTGCTGGTGCCTAAGGTCTGCTGACCCAAGGTGTACCCATTCAGGATGTTGACAAACTCACGCTGACCATTGGAGACCGTCAGTCGTAGAGCGCCAGTGTCCTGATAGTTCACCCAAGCTCGACGAAGCTGTAGACGCCCGGTGTCCTCAGTCTGCACCCCAGAGTCATCCTCTTTCTTAATCAAGAAGCGAGAGAACCTGTAACGCATGACATAGGAACGACCGATGAATACCACACGTCCTGACCAATCTCCTTTCAGGTTGACAAGAGTCTGCCCATCCAGAAGCCCCAGAGACGTGTAGGCACCCTGCGAGTCAATCAGGAAGTAGTTGCCCCGTGGTGGCGCATTGCCACCGTAGGCGTTCCCAATGTTCACTAGAGTGACGAACGTATCAGGATTATAGCTATCCATAGGAATCTGCATGGTAGCCTTAGCGTCTACGTGAAGTCGATACGGCTCGGTACTGAAGTCAGTAGCCTCCTTGATGAACTTAAGGTGCTCAATGTCCACACCCTGAGAGTGCTGTTTGACGATGTAGACTGTTGAGCCGATAGCAGCGGACGCCAAGACTCTCTCGTTAGGCTCGAACTCCCAGTGAGACCATGAAGCCTGAAGCTGTACGCCATCCCTGAACAGGAACTTGTAGACGTACATCCGGTTGTAGGCACCAGAGGTGTTCACCACGATGAAGTTCTCAGTCCCGGTCCCCTGAATGTCAAACACTCCGTTAGGGATGTAGGACAGGACGTGACCAGTGGTGTCGTCGGCATCCTTCACATCAGTGACATCTGCTACCGCAAAGTAGCGCTTAATGCTGGTGAATGACCCACGAGGCGCTGAGAAGAAGACTGAGCGTCCCATAGCGAACGGTCGGGCGTTATCTCCTAGAGCGAACTCAGAGCCTACATCAAGCTGGATGGACTTAGCGGTCAGGACCCCAGAGCTGGTCATAACGAACTGCACCTCGTCGGACCACAGTAGCAACTGCTCGCTGAACGGCACGGCATACTTCAGGATGGAGATTCGAGGGTGACTAACAGCCACGTCAATCGGGTCATCATCACTCAGTGTCGCTACCGACTTAGGGAAGAACGCAAAGTAGCCAGCCGAACGGGACATAATGACGTTCTCGCCAGAGAGGAACCCTAAGCGGTTACGGTAGAAGAACACATCGTTAATCGCAGAGTCAACGAAGCTAGGCATCGGGTTGGTGTCATCGTTACCCGCTCCACGTCCAGACCAGTCGAGTTCCTTGAAGATGAAGGACCCATCGGCCTGACGCACCAGAGCGTGTGGCATGGTGGCCTTATTGAAGCCAACCACAGTACCCGGCTCCACGGTCTCCTTCCACGTCTTAGTGTTGGCGCTGTACATCACGAAGTATTCATCGGCGCTACTGTTGGTCTCACCTTGAATCTTAATGATGTAGCCATCAGGTGCAGCCAGAGGCAGCTTAGAGATGGTCTGCACAGTGTCTAGTACCGGAGTGATGAGCTGGTTAGCGTAGCCATCTTCAGTCTCCACTGAGTTAATTGGTCCACCACCATTGTCAGCAATCACGATGTAGCCGGACCCCAGAGCAAACGCGTAGCTCGGATAAGCGACCATCAGCAGCTTAATCAGCTCGCCCCCAATGTACTGAGCGTCAACCTTCGGCGGGTCGTCTTTGGCGTTGTCTCCCGGTGGCAGCTTATGCTCAACCATAGGTCCACCGTTGATGCCAACCTTCAGTGTACGACCATACTGTCCACCACGGAGGTTAATTAGTGCGCGGGACTTGAAGTTGTACGTTGGGTGAGCCTTGTCGGTCCCAGCCCGGACGACCACCTTTCGGTTTACGATGAACGTATAGTCAGCCACCGTGATTACCCGGATGTCATCCCTTGGGTTCCCGGTCTGTACGTAGCCCATGTCACCGGAGACAGCGTAGTGGTTCCCCTCAAGGTCCACGACCTGAATGTTAGACCCGTTGAAGACGATATAGTATTGCTCCACTTCGTCTCGGTTAATCAGGTGGAACTTAGGGGCCGACCCTACGTCAATCTGGAGTCGGCGCTTCCAGACTGTAGGAGGTCTCTTCTGTAGGCCATCACTCTCGGAAGACCAGCAGTTAACCTGCTCTTCACCTTGGTCAGAGAACCGCAGGATGTCAGGCTGTTGGCTAATGCCACCCTTAAGGTTCTTGATTGATTGCGTAATAAGTGGCATAGCACCTCCTCTATTAGTCTCGACCGATGGAAGACATCATGTTGTAACGCCCGGTGTCCATCTCGTATTCCATCACCTGCTGATACAGCTCGGCTTCCTGCTCACGGAGATATAGCTCTGCCTCAGGGCTACCGAAGAACTTAGCGTTGAACTCTCGGCTGGCCTTGGTCACGATATAGTCACGGAAGACCACAGGCATCTCGCCATATGGTTTCAGCTCTACCAGCTCGACCGTGATTGCAGACGTGAAGGTTGTGGACTGAGTGCTGAGGTCATACACGTAACCACCCATGTTACTGTAGTAGCTAGTGGCACCTGTAGTCATGACCCGCAGGTAAGACGGTAGCCAGCGAATCTGGTTGTCCGTTGTATCTGGAGTCAAGACCGCAGCCTCGTTGATGTTAAAGTTCCAGCCCTTAGCTTGGACCTGACGATTGACTCGCTGTAGAATACGCATTGCATTGGAGACGTCAGCATTGCCCTCGTCCAGTTGCAGGACCGCAGGTTCACCGATAGCCGCCAGCATGTCATTGATAGCGTCCAAGTCATCGTTAGTATTGAGTGGGATATAGACTGCCATGAGTCCTCCTCTTAACGAAAAAAC